TATGAGATGGCGGTCTATGCCGATCCAGAACTGCGCCAAGAGCAAGTCAAGGCAATGGCCGCAGCACAGTCGCAAGACGAGGTAAAAACCGAAGCGGTCAAGAAAGCGAAGAAAGCAGCCAGGTCAAAAGTCAGAGGCAGTGCAACACCAGCCGCGCCAGCGCTACCAGCCAATGCGTCTATTCGTGACACAATCAATGCGTCAATTAGACAACTGGAAAATGGAAGGAGCTAGCCAATGGCCAGCCCGAATCTTTCAGAAATCGTCACGACCACGCTGCGAAATCGTAGCCGGACGCTTTCTGACAATGTGAGCAACCACAACGCACTGTTGCGGCGCTTGCGCGAGAATGGCAATCAAACGTCTGTAACAGGACGCGATATTGTCCGTGAACTTGAGTATGCCGACAATGGGACTGTGCAGTTCTATAGTGGCTATGAGACACTTGATGTCTCACCATCAGACGTGCTTTCGGCTGCCGTATTCGAATACCGCCAGCTTGCAGGTAACGTCACCATTTCTGGCCTAGAGCAAGTCAAAAACTCTGGCACAGAGGCCATCATCAATCTCCTTGAGGCACGCATCAACGTGCTTGAAAAGTCGATGATGAACAGCCTGTCCACATCAATCTATTCTGATGGTACAGGATCAAGTGGCAAAGAAATCGGTGGTCTTCAGCTAATCGTGGCTGATGCAGGCACCGGCACAGTAGGTGGCATCAATTCAAGCACTTACACCTTCTGGCAGAACGTCCAGACCACTGCAACGTCAAGCGCGTTCAGCACCTCAAACGTCCAAGCAGATATGAACAACATCTATCTGCAACTGGTTCGTGGCGCTGACAGCCCTGACCTAGTGATGGCTGGCACCAATGCCTATAAGGCGTTTCTGGGTAGCCTTCAGGCCATCCAGCGCATCACCAGTGACGATTTGGCCAACTCTGGTTTCACCAGTGTCCAGTATCTGAACAGCGATGTGGTGTTCGATTCATCTTGTAACACTGACCGGATGTATTTCCTGAACACTGACTATCTCCGTCTTGAGGTAGCAGCGTCACGGGATTTCGTTCCAGGTGAAGCAAAGATGTCCGTCAACCAAGACGCTATGGTGACGCCAATGTTCTGGTCAGGAAACCTGACCTGTTCAAACCGCGCTCTCCAAGGCGTGATCCACACTTAAAGGAAGGAGAACTGTTATGACTATTGCAGCAGTAATGGGGATTGACCCCACAGCAGTTGCTGACACTCCGGAGTTTCAGTTGGGTCAGCTTGGTGCCATCGTTGACGACACCAGCGGCACACGCATCTACAAATATGTCCAGTATGACACTGGCAGTGGAAGCGTTGCGGCAGCAAGCGGTAACGCCGCTTACTATTACACTTTGGATGGCTACAAGCTGTTCAAGGTGACGTCTGATCTGTCCGACTCTATTGAGATTGGTGCAGGCATTCTGCAATCAGCGCCGACTGACGGCCAGTATTGCTGGGTGCAGATCAAAGGCATGGCAACGATGGCCGCAGCCCTGACAGCAGGCGCTGACGGTGATCCGCTGACGCCAACTGGTTCAGCAGACGGCAAGCTAGATGTTTCAGCAGATGTGACAGACAATGTCTGTGCCATTGCTGGCGACATCAGCGACAAGGAAATCATCTGCGATTTCCCAATGTAAAACCACGGGGGCGGGGCAACTCGCCCCCTTTTTCTATGCAATCGGGAGGATTGATATGAGCGAAAAGGGCATCTTTTTCGAGCGAGAACTTAACGGCCAAAAGCGTGACTTTTGCCGGATTGAAATTGCAGGCGTTCGGGACATCTGGGAAGGCCCAGCCCGTCCTGACGATCTGCGCCGCTTCCCAGACGAGTGGAAAGCGTACAAGGGCAAAAAGAAAAAGCCCCGGCGCAAAGGCACCGGCCTAGCAGAACTGCCAGGCATGACAGAGCCACGCCGGACTGAACTTGAATTGCACGACATTGAAACGATCGAAGCACTGGCAGCAGCAGAAGAGACAACGCTGCGCGGTATTGGTGAGCCTTATGTTGAACTTGCCAAGATTGCCACGCTGCAAGTCGAAGCGACAAAGCAAAAAGACGACCTAGTGGTTGAGGTGGCTGTAGCGGCCCAGACCTTGGCAGAAGAGGTGAAACATGAGCCTGCTGACGATAGCGCAAGCAGTAGCTGACTTTACGGGTTTTGAACGTCCAACAACTGTTGTTGGCAACACAGACCCCATTGCACGTCAGCTATTTGCCTTCATAAACCGTGAGGGCAAGCAACTGATGCGCTCAAACAACTGGCCCATTTTGACCAAGGAACACACCTTCAATACGGTCAATGGCACACAGAGTTATGATCTGCCGACTGACTATGATCGTTCTGTTGGCAGCACCATGTACAACCGCACCGATCTGGATCAAATGGTCGGGCCTATCACGCCGCAACAATTCCAGAAAGACAGGCACGGCACTGCATCTGCTGGCATCACGCAAAAGTTCCGTTTCAAGCCATCAAGCAATGTCCTGAAGTTTGACATCACCCCCACACCAACATCAGCCGAATCTATTGGCTTTGAGTATGTCAGCAGTCACTGGAATCAATCCAGCGGCGGCACCTCACAGGCCGCTATGGCGGCAGATACAGATGTCGGCATTCTTGATGAGACACTGATTGAGATGGGCGTCACCTGGCGGTTCAAGCAGAACCACGGGCTGACATATGATGAAGATTTCAGGCAGTACCAGCTTGAACTGCGCCAAGCCATCAGCCGTGCAGGCGGTGCGCCGGTCATCAGCCTAGATGATGCCAGACGCCTGCTGGTCAGCCCATACAGCTACAATCTGCCTGACAGCGGGTACGGGGCCGTCTGATGCTGCAAGCACTGCCGACATCCAGAGGCTACCGCGTCAAGGCGGTTAGCGTGCCAGCCCCTGTGGGCGGCCTCAACAGCCGTGACAGTATTGATGCAATGGCACCGACAGACGCGCTAATCATGTCGAACTTTTTCCCGACTGTGGAGAAGGTCACCCTGCGCGACGGATACACCAGTTTTTGCACAGGGATTGGCACCGGCAATGTTGAAACACTGGTGGAACACAATGCTGGCGCAAACCGGCAGCTTTTGGCAATCGGTAGCAACGGCACGCTGTACCAGATTGACAGCGGGACAGCCGTCAGCAAGAAAACCGGCCTCGCAAACGGCAGGGCAGAAAGCATTGAGTTTAACAACAACACCATCTTTGTGCCGTCAGGGGCGAACGTGCCTTTTAGCTGGGACGGGTCGAGCGCCAGCGATTTGTCAATCACGCTGTCTGATAGCGTTAACGCGAACACACTGACCGGCGTTCACGCGCACAAAAACCGTGTTTATTATTGGACTGGCACCAGCCAGAACTTTTATCACAGCGCCACTGTGGACACCTTTACCGGCAATTTTACCAAGTTTCCTGTTGGTCTGGTCGGCACATTCGGCGGCAACATCATCATGATTAACACGCTCACCATTGATGGCGGTGAGGGCGTTGACGACCTTCTGTGCATTATAATGACATCAGGCGAGGTGCTGCTGTATTCAGGATCAAACCCTGCTAGTGATTTCGCCCTTGTCGGTACGTTCCGCATTGCAGAGCCGATCAATGAAAAACGCGCCATTGCCAAGCTGGGCGGCGATGTCATCGTGATGACTAAAGAGGGCTATTTGCCTTTGAGCCAAGTCGTCCGGCAAGACATCGTTGGCAACAAGGCAGCAGCCATATCAGAGAAAATACGCGGCACGGTAATTAGCCAGGTTGCGGCAACCGGCACAACCACCGGCTGGCAGATATTTGTCAGCCCGGATGGCGACAAGGTGATTTTTAACTATCCGACAGGCGACCTTGATCCGTTCAACCAGCATGTGTTCAACCCAATTATCAGGGCGTGGTGCATCTTTGAAAACATGCCAGCCCATGTGTGGGGTCAGTTCAACGGCAATACATATTTTGGCAGCGCGTCAGGCGTAGTTTTCAAAGTGGGTGGTGATGCAGATAATGGCTCAGACATTACTGGTGATTTGGCTACCGCTTACAACTATTTTGGCGACAGAGGCGGCGTAAAACGCTTCAGCAGCGTGCAGCCAATACTGGATGGGGAAACAACAATTGATTTCTCGTTTGGTGTGGGCGTCGATCTAGGATCGCCACGCGAAATTGAAGTCACGCAAGTCACTTTTGCATCCAACCTAGCGGCTTGGGATGTGGCCACTTGGGACAATTTTTTCTGGGCTGATACCACGGGCGCTGGCGTGACCAAGCGGCGAAAAGCGGTCAACCGGTTAGGCTACTCAAGTGCATTGCGGATTAAGGTTGCAACCAGCACGCAAACAATCTCGTTTATTAGCGCTCACTACACATTTGCACCAGGAGGGCCACTGTAATGGCATTTTCCGGCGGTACGTTTTCACGCACATTTGACTGCACGACAGACAGAGATAATGGCGTCAAAATTCTTGCGTCCAAGTTTGATACTGAATTGGACGGCTTTGCGACTGGCCTGTCCACTTGCATTCTTAAAGACGGCACACAGACATGCACGGCTGCAATCCCGTTTGCTCAAGGCATTACCCTGCCTGACAACAAGACCTTTGTCCTTGGCACAAACAGTGACATCACAATCCAATATGATGAAACGACGAATGACAGCCTAGAGATTGCAGCTAATGTAGAGGGCGCAGCGCTTGGCATCGTGCTGAAGGCTGACCAAGGCGATGACAATGCAGACCAGCACAAGGTCAGCATTGCTGACGGCGGCACACTGACGCTTGGCAGCAAGATCAGCGGCAGCTTTGTCAGCTATCTCACACATACGCCCAACGCCACAGTTGCAGACAGCACAACGGCTGTTGCAGGCAATCTGACTGTCGGTGGTGATCTGACTTTAGGGTCAGGCGCTGTCATTAGTGAGGCTGAACTAGAGGCCATTGACGGCGTCACAGCAGGCACTGTGACGGCATCAAAGGCCGTTATTGTTGACAGCAACAAGGACATTGCCAGCTTCCGCAACGTGACGCTGACTGGCGAGTTGGATGCTGGTAGCCTAGACATCAGCGGCGATGCGGACATTGACGGCACGCTTGAAGCGGACGCCATGACGCTGAACGGCACGGCGATCACGACCACCGCCACACTGTCCACCGGCATTTCAAACAACAATGTGCCAATCTTCACCAGCGGCGTGGCAGATGATGATTTCTTGCGCGTGGCTGGCACGGCCATTGAAGGCCGGTCTGCGTCAGAAGTTCTGTCAGATATCGGCGGCCAAGCCAGTCTGACATTCGGCATTAGCAATACAAATGCCGTCAAGATCGACAGCAGTTCGGTGGCTGACGATGAATACGCTCGTTTCACAGCCAGCGGACTAGAGAGCCGGTCAACGTCAGAGGTCTTGTCAGACATTGGTGGCCAAGCTGCTTTGACGTTTGGCATTTCAAACACCAATGCAGTCAAAATTGATAGTTCATCCGTTGCAGATGATGAATATGCCCGATTTACTGCCAATGGTCTGGAATCCAGATCAACATCGGAGGTGCTGTCTGACATCGGTGCCACCACAGCCACTGATGCGGCCAACGAGGCCACCGCGTTAGCGATAGCTTTGGGCTAAAGGAGAAAACGAATGGCTAACACATTCAAAGTGGTATCACACGACGTGATGCCAGCCAGTTCTGGCACGCCTGAAGATCTGTACACCACGCCTGGTAGCACCACCACGATTGTCTTGGGCATGGTGCTTGCCAACGTACACACAAGTCAGGTGACAGCCAGTGTGAAACTGGTCAGCGACACATCTGGTGGCGGCAGGGCTGCGACAAACACCACGACGTTCCTGTTGAAAGACGCACCCATTCCTGTGGGGTCCAGTTTGGAATTTTTGAGTGGCAACAAGGTCGTGCTTGAGACAACCGACAAAATTCAGATTGATTGCTCCGTAGCCGACAAAGTTAGCGTGTCAATGAGCATTATGGAGATCACCTAATGGGTTACATCGGAGTAAAGCCTGCCGGAATTAGCAGCGCGTCGCAGGTTGAGACTGATGTGCTTAACGTCGACAACATCCGCCTCGACGGCAACACCATCAGCAGCACCGACACAAACGGTGACATTACCCTCGACCCTGATGGCACGGGCGATGTTGTAGTTGCAGCCGGACATAAATTAGGCATTGGGACAAGTTCCCCTGATACGTCGCTTCACATTAGTGCAGCTTCAAGCGCACGTCTGCGTCTTGAGGACACAACAAATAACGTAAAAGCTGACATTCTTGTAGGAGACACAAGTTCCGTTATTGGTAATGCGTCCAATCACGATTTAGCGTTTATGACAAACGACGTAAACCGCATGACCATCACATCGGACGGCAAGGTCGGCATCGGATGCACACCGACAACAAAGTTTCAGGTGCAGGGGGCTTCAAACGCCAATAACATTGAAATCGGTGGTGACTACATTCAGTCTTTTAATCGAAGCGGCAGTCCGGGATACCAATCACTGCCTATGTTTGCTTCTGATTTTAAGCTTTACACTGCTGGCTCAGAACGCCTCAGAATAGACGCCAGCGGCAATCTGCTTCTTGGCACTACAGCAAATCTTGATACGGCTTCCAGATTAAATGTGAAATACACTTACACTAATTCCGGCGCAGCTTGGGAAAGCAACAGCACGGCAACGCATAATGCTATTGTGTTCAAAAATCCAAATGGAAATGTAGGCACAATACAAACTAGCGGCTCATCGACGGCCTACAACACATCCTCAGACTATCGCCTCAAAGAAAACGTAGCCGACATGACCGGTGCCATCGACCGTGTGAAGGCACTGGCACCGAAGCGGTTTAACTTCATTGCTGACCCTGACGACACAACGGTTGACGGCTTCCTTGCCCACGAGGCGCAAGCAGTCGTGCCGGAAGCTGTTACAGGGACACACAATGAAACCCGTACCTTCACCAATGTGGTGCTTTCATCTGATGGCAAGCTGCTTGCTCAAGATGTGGCGCAAGCGGACTGGACTGCTGGCAAGCTGGCAACGACAGACGTCAAAGGCAACGCTGTTGATGCTCTCTATCCATCGGACAGCACTTGGTCTTCCAGTCACGATGGACCTGTAATGCAGGGGATTGACCAATCTAAGTTGGTGCCTCTCTTGACCGGAGCCTTGCGCGAGGCAATCGCCAAGATTGAAACGCTTGAGACAAGCAACGCTGACCTGATAGCCCGCATCGAAGCACTGGAGACAGCATAATGGCTTACATCGGCAAATCTCCTGACGGCACTGGCGTCCGCGCACGTTACTACTTCACGGCGACTGGCGGCGAGACGAGCCTGTCGGGCGCTGACGACAACGCGGTCACGCTGTCCTTTGCTGACGGCGCATATGTCGATGTCTACCTGAACGGCGTCCTTCTTGTAGCCGGAACGGACTACAACACCACAACCGCAAACACTATCAGCGGCCTCACCGCGCTGGCTGCAAACGACATCGTCGAGATACTGGTCTACGACATCTTCACCGTGGCTGACACGGTGTCTGCGTCTGCTGGTGGCACATTTGCCGGTGCGGTTGGCTTTAGTGGCGGAATCACTGGCGATGTGGCTTTTGACACCGACACGCTCAAGGTGGACAGCAGCAATAATCGCACAGGTCTTGGAAACGCCTCACCGGAAACAACAGTCCACATCGAAGGAGATGTCTCCGGCCTTAATGACGGCAATGTCATGCACATTGAGGGCAATGGCGCTGGCGGTAATCGCGGCATAAACATAGGCCAGAAAGGTGACGGCTCTCAGGCTCGTATGTTCCTACAAGGATATCACTCTCAAAGCGTGAGCAACACTTGGGACTTGTTGCTAAACCCGGACGGTGGCAGCGTGGGCATCGGGACTGACGCACCGACGACCTACGGAGACAGCAATACAAAGCTGGCTGTCGTCACTCCGACCAGCAACGCAAACGATGTGAACATTCGTTTCGGCACGAATGACGTGAAGGGCATTATTTTCGTAAATGATGCATCAGGCGATGGCGTTGGTTTTGGGACGACAACAAATCATCAAATTCAATTTAACACTAACAACACTGCCCGTATGACCATCGGCGATAGCGGCGTCGTTTACATTGGCGGCTCAACAACTAGGGCCAAAGTAAATGTGGAAAGGAATGATGCCTCTAGCTATAACTACGCCAGCATTTCTGTAAGTAACCAGCCTGACCATTTTGTGTTCTTCAACGACAGCACACAGACCGGCTCAATCGCAAGGTCTGGCGGCAGTGGCGTCAGCTACAACACATCCTCAGACTACCGTCTAAAAGAAGCAGTCGTCGATATGACCGGTGCCATTGACCGTGTGAAGGCACTAGCACCCAAGCGGTTCAACTTCATTGCAGACGCCGACACTACGGTTGACGGCTTCCTTGCCCACGAGGCGCAGGCCGTTGTGCCAGAGGCTGTGACGGGCGAACACAACGAGGTGGATGAGGATGGCAACGCAGTCATGCAAGGCATCGATCAATCCAAGCTGGTGCCTCTATTGACCGCAGCCCTAAAGGAAAGCATCGCCAAGATTGAAACACTTGAGACCAAGGTCGCAGCATTGGAGGCAGGATCATGAGCAGAGCAAGAGACTTCGCAGACCTCGCCGGTTCGGCTAACAACTTAGAAGGTCTCGTAAAAATTTCTACGACCACCGTTTCTTCTGCTGTTGCGTCTGTTGGAATGACTGGTATGAGTTCAACATACGATTTTTATCAGTGTCATTTTACTCTGACTCCTGCCACGGATAACGTGAATGTTTTTGTGCGTTTTTTTGACTCATCAGGCACACAGATAAATTCTTCTGCCTATGCAGGGGGCTTGGTCAATGAAGGCGGTGGAGAGCTAATTAACACAAATAGTGCAAACACTATGGAAATTGGAAGTAGTGTCGGCTCTGACACAAATGAGAGCATGTCAGGGATTTTGTTTAGTGGGCCAACCAACTCAACAACCCATCAGTGTGGACTTTTTGGTCACACGGCATATACGAACAACGGTGGCAATCCTGCTTCTACAACTGTCAAATATAGTTTTGTGAAGGGCAACATGCAGGCTATATCTGGATTGAGATTTGCTTGCAGTAGCGGAAACATTGAGGCTGGGACATTCACTCTTTATGGGGTGGTAAAATGAAGAAGTATGTAAACGACCAGCTAGTTGATATGACATCTGACGAGATTGCAGAACGTCAAGCAGAAGAACAGGCGTGGGCAGATGGTGCGGCTGAACGTGATCTCTCTGCACTACGCAAAGAACGTTATGATCGACTTGCTGAGACAGATTGGTGGGCATCTTCTGACCTGACTATGACAGATGCACAAAAAAAGTATCGTCAAGATTTAAGAGATATCACCAAGTCTGCCACATCTCTTAATGATGTGACTTGGCCGACCAAGCCATGAGTGATTTTTTTGACGGGACTGTGCAATGTTCAGACGTTCTAACTATTGCGGACGCTGAGTGATGTCAAAGCCTACTGTCACCTCTGTCAAAGCTGAACTGGACACGCTCACGGCTGTCAGCCAAGAGCGTTTTATTGAGTTACTCAGCCGCGTGAAGCGCCTTGAAACCATCATGGTCGGGTCTGCCGGCACAACCATCGTTCTGCTAATCGGCGTCCTACTAACCGGGTGATCCACGCATTTTTGCTGTTCGTATTTCTCGACGGCAAGCTAGTTTCAAACGATCTCTATTTCAGAAATCTTGACGAGTGCCTGTCCTTCTCTCAGCGCATTGCGCGTCAGGGGAAGACGGTGACTTCGTATTGCTTACCAAAATTTATCGATCCTAAAAAAGTAAGGGTGTACTGATGCTTGATCCAGTCACCATCGGAACGGCTGTCCAAGTGGCGACCGGGGCCTTCGAGATTCTCCGACGCGGCTTTGCCGCCGGGCGAGAACTAGAGCAGATGACAGCAGATTTAAGTAGGTGGATGTCGGCTGTCTCAGATGTTGATCACCTAGAGAAAAGCGCTAAAAACCCAAGTTTGTTCCTCAAGCTCACTAAGGGCAAAAGTATTGAATCACTCGCCCTAGAAGCCTTCACGGCCAGAAAGACTTTAGAGGATCAACGATACCACCTCAAAATGGCCATACAACTCACGCGAGGAACTGCGGCTTGGTCTGAACTGTTAGCGCTGGAAGGCAAAATTCGTCGTCAGCGCCAAGAGGCCGTATACGCCGCCCGACAAAGACGGCAGAAAATCATTGAGTACATTGCTTGGACTGTTGTGATCGGGGCCAGCTTGGCCACGCTGACAGCCTTTGTGCTGTTGCTAAAGGCGCACACAGCGCAAGCGCAAGCAGCCAATGATCTGACGGTCTGCCGCCTCGTCAAGTGCATGAAGAT